GCCCGGATTGCCGGTAACGACCTTAAGATGGGTCGGTTTTGGTCGTCTTCCGGCCATAAAAACCTCCCAGAAAAAAACTTTTCATTTCGCGGTTGTGCATAAAAAGGGGGGCGGGCGGTCAGGAGGTTGTTAACCCCTGAACTCTGATCCCACCCTCCCCGGTGATGATGATAATCGTTCTCATCTGACCATAGCCCCTCTCACCCTTGATGCTAAATGATATTCATTCTCATTTTCGCCAATGTGATGACGGATCGAGTGGCAGACCATTTTCATCACACCCGATGACGTGTCCGCGCTTCTCTTCGCGCTGCTTGGTAGAGTCATGATGCTGTTTGCAGAGAGGCTGCCAGTTGGCCTTGTCCCAGAAGAGCTTCTGAGCCTTCGCTATCTCGTCCTGTTTGCCGCCGTTGATTGCTTCTTTGAGCCTGTGTGGCTTGATATGGTCAACGACAGCTGCAGCCACTGCTCTGCCCTGCCGATGGCACATGACGCAGAGAGGATGCGATTTGAGGAATGAGAGTCTGGCTTTATCCCAGCGGCTGTTATAGATGCGTGGCTCGGACATCAGAGTTTCCTGCTGGCTGGATATGATTAACCCTCGGCAATGGTGAGACCACCAGCTGATGATTGATTGTGTTTATGCTAAAAAATGAACTCAGTGAATGCATTTTTTAGCACAAAATAAAAAACCGCCGTAAATGGCGGTCAATAGTTTCACTTAAGCCTTAACTCATCGACCCGATGGCATGCCCATCGACTTCCTCAACCTTAATTCTGAAATATGCTCCGACGATTTCATTAAGCTGGCCGGAATCGCTCTTCACTTTGACATCTTTAAGGTGCAAAAAGGTTGTTGGCGCATCTTCATCCTGCGCAGGCGAATAAACATCATCAGCGGAATTTGTAAAATAGTTAGAGAGTGCAATGCCAGCCTCTCCGCTTTCTCTCATTCTTTCAGACACTGCATCGTAATATGTCTTGCCAGATATGAGCTGGCCCGTCATAAAAACGCCATTGACCAGAAAAGTCATGCCGATTGATGCGTGGGTTTTGTTAACAATCTTAATGAGGAAGACCAGATCAGCGTCTTTGATTTTACTAACGCCAGTTAAATTGTTAAGTGAAGACATTTGAACCTCCATTTCATGATGAGAGGTTACACATTACAGCTAGGATTAATCCGAGTGAAGCAAAAACAAGCATCATCAGGCGCACTCGCAAATGCGCCTTGTGATGAACTCAGCAGTCTGAGTCTGGACGGGCTACAGCACGACACGCCCACATGCACGCTTCTTGCATTTTGGTTCGAGCGATCGATAAGCATCGGCCAGCATCATGCGCTTCTGCTGAATGATTACCAGTCATTGAAAGCTCGTCTTGCACCCAAGCTTTCTGTTTGTCCAGTAACTGACAGAACTCACGACTAGATTTCTTCAGCTCATTCATGTCTTCAATTTCTTTGGGGCCCAGCGTGCGATACCCCTTAACGGTGCTGCCGTCCTGCGGTTTTGCTTCGCTCATAACGTTTTGGCCTTCTCAGTTGGTTCGATTGGCTTCACATGCGTGAACATGAAGCCTTCATATGGCAGTGGCATGTAACAGGCCAGCAGTGTGATCAGGTCATGAGGTCTTTAGGACACCTCATTTCTTAAAAATTGCTATGAATCACATAAATATCGGATCTAATATTTCTACTTGTAAACACAACTTAACTTAATTCTCAAACAGCGAGGTAACTATGCCTATTACACTTACTGACTGCGACATTTCTGATAATGGCGCAGGCGGCATTTTCATAGGAGATGGCATAAAGGCCACTATTTCTGGTGGCTCCATAGTCAACAATGGAGGCAATGGATTACATATCGAGGGAACGGCCGATGGTGTAACTGTCGATAAGGTCTTGATATCTCAAAACGAAAAAATGGGTGTTTTAATCATTCCTCCTATAAGCGAATTAAGGAAAATTGGTTTTCTACCTGATACGCCGATTGAAGTTATCAATGAAGCCATGGAAACAGTTAAGAAGCTGAAGGATAAGCCCATCGTTCAAGTTACTGAAGCCTTACAAAGTTCAAGCATTGAAAAATATCTAACTAAAACAGCGGAGATAGCAACGATAGCAGCCTTCTTCATGCCTTATGTTTGATTAATTAAAAGGCGTGCTCACAGTACGCCTTTCATTTCCCGGCCTCGATGCGCCGGATTGCGCTGCGGTCAATGTTGCACTGCCCCAGAGCGCCATATAACTCAGCGTTGAGGCTTACGCTGTCACCGAATGTCATATCCTGTGATGGCGCTGGAACGTCAATCTGACTGGTCAGTTCAGCCGGAAGGCTTAGCTGTGGCTGCTTTACTGTCCGGTACTCCACCAGCGGCTTTTGCTGCGTCCCGCAGCCGGTCAACAGCATCAGGGGGAACAGGAGCAACAGCACACTTGTCCGCCGCAAGGTAACGCTTAATTTCATTCTGTAGTTTCCGGTTCTGCTGGGCTGTTACGGCACGCTGCTCTGCTACCTGCCTCATCACGTCATTCTGCTGCTTTACTGCTGTTACCAGCTCAGTGACGCTTGATGCCAGGCCATCGTTCTTAGAGCGTAGGTCGTTAATCTGATCGTCTTTACTGTTAGCTAGCTTCTCCAGACGCTGGTTGGTTGCCTCAAGCTGTGAGCTACGGGCGTTCAGCATCCAGAGTGCCAGGCAGATAAGACCGATGACGATAACGGGTGAAAAAGTTTTGATGAGGCTTAACGGGTTCATGTCAGAAATACCTCTCTTTCAGCAGCACGGCGTTTAACGAGTCCGGGCAGCTTCTTACCACCAGCGTTAACCCATTTGCTGAACTCATCAGCTGCGCCAGCGTAGTCACCAGCATTGAGCTTTTTGATAAGAGTCGATTTAACGAAGTTGCCAGACCCGAGGTTAAACACGAATGACACCAACGCATCGAATTGCCCTTGGGTGAGCTTTACCTTTACGTTGGTATTAACGGTCAGTTCTGCCACCTGCAAATCTTCACGAAGAAAAGCATCGGCCTGTTCGCCAGTGATCACGTCCCCTGCTTTGACTGCGTGGGTATGCCCGTAGCCGATAGTCAGAATGCCAACGCTGTCTTTGTAAGACTTAAGCTCCAGGCCTTCAAAGCGCTTGATGAGGTTGATGCCGTTATTGCTGACCTTCATTTGTATCCCCTGCCTTTCTGTCTATCCACCCGCGCAGTCTGGCGCTGATGTAGTCATTGCCGACATACCCGATATAAACCGCAAAAACCTGTGCAGCGGCGTCAGGTATGTTCCAGTTGAAGAGAGCGCCTACTACCTGAAGCGTGGGCGCTGCAAAGAAAGCCAGCGCACTGCAGGAAACAGCGTCGAGAACCCGCTTACTCCAAGGGCTTTTTGCATACGCACTGCGTAATAGTGAAAACATGCCTGCTACCCCGGCATATCCCCATTCTGTTTTGTGGGCATACAGCCACAGCAGCACTGTGGCCCAAAAGCCCGGATCTTTTTCTGGAGGCATGCTCTGATTCCCGCCACCGGGATGATGGCGGCTGACTGTCGTTGAGAGAATTGCGCAACGCCACGGCGTCAAAAGTTTGTGGAGACTGATTGGCGTGCGCAAAAACGAAAAAGGCCCACCGAAGTGAGCCTTTGAATTTATTATTTGATGCCTGTCAGGCAGCGACTAATTCAAGCCGCTTGCCCAGCGCTGAGAGCGCCTTCTGAACAGTATCTATTTTGGTCGAGTGATGCAGATCGAAGATGCGCGTTACCTCCTGCTTTTTAACTCCCATGCGTGAAGCCAGCTCAACCTGAGTTAAGCCGGAAGCAAGGAAAGCATTTAGCAATAGCACCTTCGCCGACACACTCGCCGGAACCTCTACAAAATCCCCTGTCACCGGTCCAGGTGCCGGAACAGGCTGGTTATCTTCAAAGTAGAAGTCAAATGAAGTAACCAGCGCATCCAGCCCCATCTCTAACGCCTCATCACGCGTATCGCCCTGAGTAAGCGCCTCCGGTATATCCGGGAACGAAACCACATATCCGCCGTCGCACGGCTCGAGATTAATCGGGTATCGCATATCGTCTTAGTGAAACTCTGCGAGAACCAGCCCCGGAGGGCTGGTTAATTATTTCAGGCCTAACTGCTTCATTATGGCCTTTCGCAGTGGTTCTTTTAACTCAGCGCCGGGATGCCTCGGCATTACACTTCGCTTCCCGTTGTATCTCAGCTTCAGATGGTTAGTACCGTTTGAAACTTCGACTCCCTGAGATTCAAGCCACCGCCTGAACTCGCTTTGCTTCACTACTCCTCCTGTCTGTTGAACATGAAGCTATAGTAAACATTTATGCTTACATGGTCAACATTTTTGTTTACTGGAGGCCGTTATTTTTGAAAAATAACCCTGACGCAAAAGCGGTAAGTGCCTTGCCCGTCGGCAACAGGGTGAATTTCTTACCCCCTGCAAGGGATAGACAGATCGCTATCTCCTAAAGGGTATATTTAAAACAAAAAACGCCTCCAGGCTGGTGAGGCCCGAGGCGCTTTGTCTTCCGCATTTGGAACTGACTTTACGATGATAAGCAGTACTGCGTAGAAACCACTCTTATCACAATACACATGTTTTTGCGGACCGCGTTAATGCTTTTTTCTTTTTTTCAATGTAAATTTATCTTAATTATTTCTCTAACTGTAAAAGCACTATTAAGTGCTTTCCTCTGGAAACTTATGGAAAAGTCTACTTCGTTTAAAGTGTTTTATGATGCACAAGATGATGAGTTATCAAAGCATTCAATTGATGCGGCAGTGTTAGGTAAGTCCATACTCTCGATGACAAACCTTATCAACAAAGCGGATGATCTGTTGAATGACGGTAACAAATCTTTCAAGGTTTTAGTAACGAGTCCAGCAGTACCTGGTTCCATTGGTATTGATTACACGGTAGTGCAATTACTACCGATGGCGGTTGATGTATTGAAAACAATTGGCATTGTAGGATTAGTAGGTGCTGGTGTTCACTCCTCTGCTCTGTCACTCATCCGCCAACTTGGTAGTAAAAAGGTATTATCTGTCACGCGAAAGACAGGGACCGATCAAGCAATCCTTGAACTTGCAGATGGAGAGATTGAATGCCCGGCTGCAGTTGCAGCTTTAGTAACTGAGCCGGTAATACGCGATGCCCTGATTGAGGTTGTCCAGACTCCACTAGAAGGTAAAGATGAGCCTGTTTTCAAAATTGTGAATGCTGATGGTGAGGTGATTCTTAAACTAGAGGGAGAAGAAACAGAAGAGATAAAACCGATCCCGCGCGGAACATTGCTTACTAAAGACATTGAAACTAAAGATGTAAATGTAAAATTCACTCAAGTTAACTTCCATAATGAAAAGGGTTGGAGAATGTTCTATAACGATGAGGAGCATTCGGTACTACTGACTGACTATGAGTTTTTAGCTAAAGTAAGGCACGCAGAAGGTACTATCACCAGCGAAGATTTATTTGCAGTTACCTTAGAAACGACTAAAACTAGGTCTGCGAAAACAAGCTCAGTGAAGTATGTGATAAAAAAAGTGCTGAGGCATCGTGTAACTCAAGGTAACAAGCTGATTTAACAGAAAATGATTCAACAACAGATTTTACAGCTCATATTTTGGTCAGGAGTCATCTTATGCCTCCCAGCCTTTTATCGCTTTTCATATGTTGGATCGGCTTTTCTATGGCGTAAAATCTTCCCAACTCGCAGGATAGAGATTCATTTTACTGAATACGGTCGAAAAAAAACCAACAAAGTGACCATCACTTTGGATCGTAAAAATAGTAAACGTGTTGCTCAGCTTATAAAGGATGCTGAACGTGAGTGAGGATAAGAAAAACCTTTTATCTTCACATCCTGGCTTAACGACGGGCGGACTTGGCGCTGTAATCACCACTCTCGTACCTGCGCTAGTGCCGGACCAAAATAGTTTGTGGCGTCCTGTACTTTATGCTGCTGCTCCACTAGTTTCAGCTGCTATTACCTACTTCATGGCATGGTTTGTTAGCAGGCATGGACTAGAGACTCCTGCTGAAGCTTCTTATCGCAACAGTTTGAACAGAGATCTCAAGAGCATAGATGAACAGCTAAAAAGCCTTCATCTAACAGATGAACTGCGACAAGAGCTGTTAGCTGATAGAGCGCTTACTGTTAGACAGTTGGTCAACATTGGAAAAAGTATAAAAGTTTTGCCTGCTACAGAAGAACCACCAAAAAGCTAAGTGGCTATGCCACTTAGCTATTCAAGTTAAAGCTCTGCTTCCATGTCTAATTTAACTTCTAACCATGCTATACAGCCCTCGATAAACCCTTCGGCCATCTGAATCTGAATGCGTATCATCTTCTCGTCGCATTTGGCTCGCTGTGCTAACTTGCGCTTAGATATATTGAAAAAATAGTGCAGCACGATCAGTTCGTGCTCATCGGGTCTGCGGCTGCGAAGTTTAGCCAGGCATGACTCAATCACTAAACCATCATCATCTGTGCAAGAAAGGGTCATTTTGGAATTCTGCGGCAATAGCCCTTTGAAGCCAGCTGCAATTGGTGAGTAATCGACACCGCTATGTTCCGAACGCGCCCAGCCTGCCCAACGCTCTAATACCTGTGACATGTCACGCATATCCAATCCTCTCCACACACTTTATTTTTTGTCTGTCCCGATCACGCCGACTGCAATCGCGAAATCAAGGAACCTGAATAGCAACTCAACCTGACTGCCATATTTTGCTTCAAAAGCTTTCATATCCCGGTGCAGCTCATCGTGATGCGCTCTGCATAGCGGTATCACAAATAAATCATGCGCCTTCGTTCCCATCCCCCCCTGTCCGTGTCCGATGATGTGATGAGGGTCGTCAGCCTGCATGCCGCAACATGCGCACTTCTGTGACTTTACCCATCGAGTGTATTTCTCACTTTCCCAGCGCTTACGCTTGGGGCGCTTCATGAATGATTCTGGTGATTCCGGATCGGCACGGAGGCTGATTATCTTTTTGACGACCTGCGCGGCATCCTGAATCACCTCGCGGGCCGGACGTACCGGAACAATGCGGGCCTCTTTCAGCTCGCCGCTCTGGATACTTTCTTTCGGCATACGCAGAATGCGCCGTGCGGGTGCCTCTGGTATCAGATCAATCACATCATTCAGGGTTGCCCACCAGCACAGTTCAGGAAGGGTAAGCTGGTGGTCACCTGGTAACGCCATCTGGTTACAGGCGGCTCTGATTATCCAGAGAGCGGTGTTACCTTTTGCGATGCTCTCAACCTTGCCGGGAACACCATTTTCCCTGAACTCATTATCGTGGCTGTAGCAAAGAGACACCAGGCCGTTTTCAGTTTCTGACACAGTAAATTCATGATGATGCCACACGCCCAACTGCTCCCACTGGCAGCACCCGAAGGACTGGACGAAGGATGCCAGCGCATTCGGCCCACCAGCGGCCTTTATGACACGCTCATGACCGAAAAAGGGAATCAGTGAGGACTCATCGAGTAATGGCTGTGTGCCGTCATTCAGTCGTCCTGATGGGAGGTCTACCATATCCAGTGTTGGTGTGCTGATCACCACCCTTCCCTTAAACATTCTCAACAGGTCTGGCCCTGGCTTCAGCAATACAATTCCGGTGCGCGGTGCGATTTCTGGTGTAAGCAATGCTCTCACGGTCACCTCAATGCAAAGTTTCGAGCAAGCTGAGTTGCTCGGAAAATTTTGATTCGAAGAAATGATGGTGGCTTTTGATAACTGATACAGGGATTCCTGTATCGCTCAGAAGCTGAACGAGTTCATTGTTCTGTTGAAAGTTGCGCCACAAGGTAGGTTCATGTCTGCGATCGCCGCCTGCTGCACGATGAAGATCGGTAAGGCAATAACGGCCGGAATTGTCCTGACGAACGGAAACCCCATCAATCACTAAAAGCTGATTCATGCTTTCTTCTCCACACACTATTTATAACCGGCCCCGCCCCATCACCTGCAAATGAACGGGACCAACCTTTACCTAGAGCATCTGCAATATGCCCCAGTATTAGTACTATAAACGCAATCAGATTTTATTTCACCGCAACCGTGAAAGCATAATCAATATCTACATGATCCTTTCAAAAACCACTTGAAAATGAAAGCCATTAACCATCACAATAGCAACAACCATGAAATTTTATTTAAAGCAGGCCATAGATGAGTTACATATGCCATGCTGCTTAGGTTCATAAAATGCTCTTAGGTTCTGAATGTCAAATCTAGCGCATGGACTTCGACATATGTTTGCATTGTGCCATTGCCCGAAATTTCTTATTTCCACCACACAGATTATTAGTTTTAAGGACATATATTTGTCCAAGATTACACGGCAAACGCTAACCACCACCAAGATTATAATGATTAAAAATCATTCACCTCAACTACTTATTTAAACTAAAAGGAATTGTAATGGCTGAAAGAAAATACGACAAAATGGCTGAAAGAAAATTCGAAATAAAAGATAAGTTTGATAGCAATGACCCCACATTTCAAACTATCTCAGACGCAATTAAAAGCTATAACAATGCTAGTAAGCTGAGAATGATAATCAGCATAACTTATAATGAAGGTGGTGAAGTTGCTCTCATGTTCGATTTTATCGCAACAATTGAAAAAGCTGTATTGACGCATTCAAATCTATACATCGAACTAAGATTTGGCGGTTTTGCAATGAGTGCAGCAGCTTTTGTTTTTTGCTATTTCGTATTTTATATAGAAGTCCCTCGGATAAGAGTTGTGTCCAATACACGGCTCGCAGTGATTTATCACAAGCCCAGAATGAAAAAAAAGGATTCAACAATCTTCATATTCGCCAATGATCCCATTAAAATGAATGGGTTAAGTAAAGCACAACAGCAGGAGTTAATAGGATACACTCAAAGGTTTGATGAGGTCTGGAGTGCCGTAGTTACTGTTTATCAAGTAGCTAGAGAAGAATTTGATCCTTACTTACTTAGTTCGTATAATAGCAATGGTGACTTTACATTCTCACTCTCTAATAAAGTATTTAAAGGAGGATATTCATGAACATTGATGCTAAAACGCTAAAGCACATTCAACAGCAAAGGGCCAAGCTGATAGCTTCTGGTGAGCTGAGCCAACCTCGCTTACTCAGTGATACTATTGACATGGATGAGGTTGCTAAGCGAATGAAAAATACAGAGAAAAAGAAAGCCAAGCCCAAATTTGTGATAGTTTAAAGCCGACATATGGTCGGCTTTTTTATCAGGCTGGCTCCGTCGAACAAAATATCTCATCTTTGAATAAATCATTGCTATGTCATTGATTGTTAAAATAAAATTTTAATTCTCCATTTTTAATTCTTACACTGGTCTATCCCTTAGCTTATCAGGTCCCCCCACAAACCCACGTGCGTTAGGCTGTCGAAAAATGCTTTGAGGCAGTTATCAAGATCACGCTGGCGCTTGTATGGCGGGAACAGTAGCACGCTTACCTCTACGTTCACTGTAATCGGCGTGGGACGACGCTTTAGCTGTTCCATGACGCACGCTAAAGCGTTGGAGCGGAAACAGCGCCCGGAGGCGCTGATCATTACTCCCTTTCTGGTATTACGCCAGTACGTGTTAACGCTTGGCGGGAACGGGAGAGTTAACTTCATCGATACTCCTTAACCACTAACCCGGCATTTGTCTTACCCGCTTCCTCAAGCTTTTTCCGCGCCACAAATTCATCACAGGCGACCAAGTCTTTAAGTGGCTGGCTTACAGGGTAGTAAAGTCCAAACAAAAGCCTCAGCCATAGAGGTTGGCGTTCCTGAACTATCAGTTTCCCTTTACCATCCATCACTACCCGATATCGCGCTACAGGCTTCAACGGCTGATATCCGTAACTCATGCTGCATCCTCCCCGATGCCGGGAATTGTCATCTGCCCGACAACTTCGCGTACGGCCTGACTCAGCATGCGGATGTTTGACCAGCAATCACGGCCGGTCTGCTCCACCAGCGCGATAAACTCCTGAACCGTGCATGGCCTATCCTGTCGAACCTCTGACAGTACTGCAGAGAATCGCTGCAGCTGCTCAATCGCCAGCTCGGGATCATCATACTGCTCGGAAACCCACAGCTTCAGTTCAAGATCATCCTGGTGCTGCTTTATGAGACGAACGGCACTGGCAATCGTCTCTGCTGGAACTGTCACACAGGTAGGGTTTTCAACAGAGTCTGCTGCCCATGTATGCGCCCACTTTGATTCGTGGTAGGTGTACTCAGCTTTCATCTTGAACGCGGCAATAACGCACGCCCACGCTTCAACACCGCTTTTCTCAAGGATTTCGTGCTTCATCAGTGGCAGATCATCGCAATAGTCTTTTTCAGACTGAACACCTTCTTCGCTATCAGCCTTCAGGTGATCGCGCGGCTCACCGTCTTTAGGTTCGGGCCAGTTGCGGGCCTTGTTGACGCTGAGTTTCAATTCCATCGCAGCATTGAGCTCTTCCTCGGTGATACCGGCGCGGCGCATGGCATCCCACAGCAGAAACTGAAGGTCAGCCCACTCTGACAGGTCGTCCGGTGCTTCAGCTGCTTCCATCGCTTCTTTAGCCAGGTGCTTCAGGGATCCGACCGGCCCAACGTCGCCGAAAGTTTCCTGTGACCATGCCGCGTGCTCTGCACGGATTTTTTCGCGCAGTTTTACCGGCGATACGATGGCTGCTGAGCGGGTCAGTTTCTTTTTGCCAGCCGCTTTTGCCTTCTGCATCTGCTCCTGCGCAACGGATGAGGCTTTAACACCATGCTCACGCTGCAGGGCAACTGCTGTGGTCGCGGCCACTTCGCCAGACTTCACCATCTCAATCAGCGGTTCGCCAACGGTCAGCAGCTGCAGGTGCTGCTCAACGTCGGTGATCGAACGTTTCACCTTGGCGGCGATCTCGGCTGGCTCTAAGCCCTGGTTAACGAGGCGCTGATAGGCGGCTGCGCGCTCCAGCGGCAACAGGGCACGTCCCTGACTGCTGGTGACCATGAACGCCACGCTGTCAGCCTCACTACCCACGAAGTCCTTACACTCAAGGCGCAGCGTATAGCCCGCTTCCTGAGCCAGCTTTGCACCGTAATAGCGGTGATGGCCATCGATGACTTTAATGCCCTTCTCGGTGACCTTAACAGCCAGCGGAGGCACGTGCTCGCCAGCGATAAAGGCGTCGCGGAACTCCTCGACATGGGTCTGATCGATGTCACGAATGTTGTAATTAGTTTCAACATACAGCTCATCAACGCCCAGCAGATAGGTTTTGCGGGTGGTTATGTCGATTTCAGCTTTGCCTTTTTCGGAGTCTTTATTTTTGTAGACCTGATATAAATTACTCATGCTGTGGTCAGCTCCCATGTCAGGACAATAATCAGGGCGGCAATCATCACGGCTGCTGTGCGGATGGCCTGGTAGAAAATCTCATTGCGTTGGTAGTGGCTCTTCAGGTGCGCTCTCATAACAAATCCCTGTTCACGCTGGCTGAAATGATGCGGCCGGTATCAAGCCCGCCATAGCTGCCACAGTTGAGCGAACCCTTCACGGCGCAGCGGTCGCAGTTCTCTTTGGCTTCGTTGCGTGATGCGTCGAACTTCGCCACCAGCATCGCCTCGCGCCACACCTGAGCTGCACGTAGCCAGAACCCCTTACTCTCCAGTTCAGCGGCCTGCTTCGCCTTGTGGCTGTATTTCTCGCTCTCAACCGGCAACGGGTCAGTGTTGATCGAGTAACGCCAGTCACTGGCACGCTTTAGCAGCCCTTTGGTGAACAGGGGTTTGATAAAGCGCTTCACAGAGGTCTCATGCAGTCCAGTCAGCTTGCAGAGTTCGCGCACCTTCAGCGGGCCATTGCGGGTAATCAGTTCAAGAATTTTTGATTCGTGGTTGATCATGATTATTCTCCTGTTAACCGCGAAAGCCGTGAGGCACTGAGCTGTCAGGCTGCGGAATGACAGTGATATCCCGCTGCATGTTGCGCTTCATGGCTTTCCACTCAGAACGCGGCGGGCGACCGTGTTTGTCCCATTTGGTGGCTGACTGGAGATAGCCAGGCAGATTTCCGGGGACGAACAGAGTCTTTGGCCGCATGTACTGGTATTCCTCGGTGCCTTCCCAGTGGACGTGCTTGTAATCCACAACCAGGCAAAGCTCCTCCACCGTGAATTTGTCTTTCAGTCGGGATTTGATGTGACCCATCGAAGACTGCGCCTCGGTATGCTTTGCGCCGGTAATTTTGTTCAGGTGGCGTAAAACCTGACGTGATTGATTAACAATTGACCACTCATCGTCTGGTTGCGACGCAACCTGACAAAAGAGTTTTTTATCTGATGGATCATGTTTTGAATTTACTGACGGATCGTCGCCAGATTCTGGCGGGTCAAAACTGTTATTTTTGCTGGATTCTGACGGGTGAAAATTTGATGCGTCAAAATTCGATGCATCAGATTTTGATACGTCATATTTTGATGTGTCAGATTCTGACGCCTCAGATTCTGACAGGTGTGTGGCAGCCGATTCGCGCAGCTTTTTGACGTTCAGCTGATACATGTTGGAGTTGTTGCGGTTACCTTTGCGACGCGATGTGCTGGTCAGCCAGCCTTCACTTTCCAGTTTGCGGATCGAGGTACGGACGGTACTCGGACCAGCGCCAATCTGACGGGCAATGGTAGCGATTGACGGCCAACACACACCTTCGTCGCTTGAGAAGTCAGCCAGGCGTGCCATGATGGCAACCATAGTGATCTTCATGCCAGATGAGGCGCAGCCGTCCCAAACGAATGCTGATAATTTAACGCTCATGGTTTACCCCAACCTCTCTGAAATATTGCCTGAACCGTTCGAGAGAGCTGAAGCACTCGCCATGTTCATAGTTGTCACGCAGGTAGATAACCCTGTCGTTCTCTGGCTCCCAGCGAATGACCCGCACAGGAATACCGCGCTTGTCGCGGAAGATTCGGTCAAGCTCTCGCATTTGGTCGTTTTCATTCGCTGGTTAGCATCGCCCACAGCCCAGTCAACAAAGCTGTGGTTAACTTCCTCTGCGGCGCCTGGTACATTAAGCACATACCGCAGCGGCTCATTGCTGAATCGGCCACCAGCTGAAGGGAGGCAACGGAATTGCGGTAACCCTGATAATCTGGTTAAATTGATCACGCGATTAGTTCTCCACACACGTTGATTTAGTCGCATCGAACGCCGCGGGCTGCAATCCTGCGGCGTTCACCTTTTCTGGCGGGCAAAACACGCGATA